CGCATTAAAGGCATCCAGCTTAGTGGCTTGTATACTACGAGTTCCGGTAATTCCGGTATGCGTATAAGACAAGCACTTTTGGCTGGTTGTGAAGATGCTAACGCGATGGGTGATGATTGTATTGAAGAGTTTGTCGAAGGTGCCAAGGAAAAGTATATAGAGATGGGATATGATGTCCGCTTATACGAGGAATGCCCTGGTGATTTCGAATTTTGCTCCCATCTTTATACAGAAGATGGACGTTGCTACTCTCTCAATCCCATGAAGGAGCTCATGAATATGACGCATAGGAAAGACCTAAAGTCATTGTTTACGAAGAAGTTAGCCATGTTACAGTTCGAGGATGACCTAGGTGACAGCCCTGTCTTAGACGAGCTGTTGGCCGTTCTCGAATGCGTGGGGTGGTACGCATAATAAAAACGAGCAAGAAATTTAATTTGAAACGGCAAAATGGACAATGATTCGCAACCCGATTTTAATGATATGGACTTTGACATGTTCAATCACATCCAAGAACCCAAGAACGATGAGATTCAAACTACAGCAGTAGTAGCGAAGTCTCCGTCACATGCATTTGTGGCGAAGTGCATTCATCCGCCGTCGGCAATTCCGTCTTTTGACGGAGCGCCGACAAATGATGCACGTTCTCAGGTTCTCAATCAGTACCGAAACATGAACATCATGCAAAACGTGATGATTTTGGACAGCGTAACTAGAATGACCAGATTGGCTACAGCAGCCGACCTGAACACATTCAAGTACGCCATCCTCATCACGAATGGTGGGCGTGTTTTGGGTATTCCTTTTGTGTATAACGCAACAACGAACGATATGCAGCAGGATTACAATAACGTTGACATTCAGGACGCGTACAACTTTGAGAACTTCTACAAAGATGGTCAGTTGTACCGAACGATCTACAAATCGCTCACAACGTATCTGAACGCCACGTTTTTCAACAATACTGGTGCTGTGGTTGGCAGTCAGTTCAATCCCTCTTTGCTGTTCGCCGGAACGATTCTTTCGTTCGCAGCGAGCAACCCCCACAAGTTCGCGCAGTGGTTTAAGGGTGAGGTCGAAGATCGGCGCCTTGTCAGAATTGACAATAGGCACGTCGACTTCGTCAAACATCGCGATGCTATCAGGCTTATGCCTATCAGCTATGCGAGACGCCCTGGAGATGGCAGGTTTTCAACATGATGATATTGTTAATCTCGACCCCGCGACTTCAATTCAATTGATCAACTTTGGAACGTCGGGCGAGTCGCCCACGTCCTTTGTGCCTTCAAAGTCACAGATTCTCAATCAGTCAATGAGGTCCTATGCTGGATTGGCCAGAAATGGCACGTTCTCCATTAGTCGCCTCAACACTGTGTCGCCGAAGTGGAACACTACTGGTAATACCCAGGGAGGTTCCAGTAATAATGG